ACCCAGGGTCCTCGGGGATGCAGCTGCAAAATTTTTTGCAACTGATACCTATATCAACGGAACAGGTGGTGTTGTGGAGAGGGATATTTGCAATTTTCCCAAGCGTGAAGCTTGCCTCATGGCAATGAGCTACAGCTATGAGCTTCAGGCGCAGGTGTATGACCACATGACGGAGCTTGAGGGCGGGAAGGACATTAACCTCCTCGATTTCTCTGGCCTGACCGATATGGCAATCAGCGAAATGCAAAACCGTGTCGCGGCTGCTGAGAAGTTCTCATTTGAAATGCACGGTCAAGCAGGTAGCGCTCTCATGACTCGTCGGAAGAAAGAGAAGAAGGCCATTAAAAAGGCTGAGCAGCTTGTGAAGGATCTGATTCAGTTCAAGCTATGTGACATGGGGGATTTCCCTGATGGTAAACCAGCATGACTCCGATTGATTTCATACATAAAAATGTAACAACCGAGTTAATAAAGCTTGGGTACGACCAGAACGCGGCTATGACTGGCGCTGACATGGCGGTGGAGCATTACCGCCGTTGTTCACAAGCCAGCAGAAAAGGCCGAGTTTTCGATGACTGCCTGTACATTGCAAAACAGTGGGCAGGTAGGCAGAAAAGGGAAAAAATGACAACCTGAGAGCTACTTTCACAACGGCTCTTCATTACAAAGCCTATCTACGGGTGGGCTTGATAATGGCTTATACCCTACACGGGATAACTTAACTGATATCCCTTTTAACGGATAAACGGAGCACAAATAATGGCAAAGCTCACCGACAAACAAGAGCTGTTTGCCCGTGAGTATCTGAAAGATCTCAATGCCACGCAAGCAGCCATCAGGGCGGGTTACAGTGAGGATTCTGCCGCCGTACAAGGATGCAAAAACCTAATAAAAGCTAATATCGCAAAGCGCATTGCTGAGCTTAAAGCCGAGCGAAACGAAGAGGTAGGTATAGATGCCGCTTATGTTCTTCGTAGATTGGTTGAAATCGACCAGATGGATGTGCTCGACATTCTCCTGCAAAACGGTGAGCTAAAGCCCATTAAAGACTGGCCTAAGGTATGGCGCACAACGCTATCAGGAATGGATGTCGTGGAGATGGTATCCGCAGATAGCGCCGCACTTCTGAAGAAAATCAAATGGCCTGATAAGGTTAAAAACCTTGAGTTGCTTGGGCGCCATGTTTCTGTTCAGGCGTTTAAAGACAACGTCAAAAATGAAGTGACTGGCGCTGACGGAGGACCAGTCAGAACAGAAATTACCAAATTAACGCCTGAGCAGGCCGCAGAGGTGTATAGAAAAATGATGGGCTAAGTATGCCGTTACCATTCCCCTTCGATTTTAAACATCCTGATTACCAGATGGTTTTTGAATGGCGGATGGAACGCCTACAGCGCATTCGCCAGAATCCTGAAATATTGCCTGCACTAAAACAGTTTTACCGTACCAATCCGGCTCAGTTCATCATCGACTGGGGCATGACAACGGACCCGCGTAATATTGATTATGGCCTGCCGGTGACCATTCCGTTTTTACTCTTCCCTAAGCAGGAGGAGTGGATCCACTGGATTATGGAACGCTGGAGCAATCGGGAGAATGGTATTACCGATAAATCCCGTGAAATGGGGCTCAGTTGGACCGCGATCGGACTGGCCTGCTCGCTTTGTCTCTTCAACAAAGAAATGGTTATCGGTTTCGGCTCCCGTAAAGAGGAATACGTCGACAGCACCGGTGACCCGAAAGCATTGTTCTGGAAGGCGCGCAAGTTCGTGGAAACACTACCTGTAGAGTTTCGCGGTTCGTGGAGCGAGAAGAAGCACGCGCCATATATGCGTGTTGAGTTTCCTGAAACTGGCGCGGTTATCAAAGGTGAGGCTGGCGATAATATCGGTCGTGGTGACCGTACGACCCTTTATCTTGTGGATGAGGCTGCTTTTCTCCAGCGACCATTACTTATTGATGCCGCGCTTTCCCAGACAACCCGATGTCGTATCGATCTCTCATCGGTTAACGGCATGAACAACCCCTTCGCACAGAAGCGGCACAGTGGAAAAATCCCGGTGTTTACGTTTCACTGGCGTAGCGATCCGCGTAAAGACGATGAGTGGTATCACAAGGAGTGCGAGAAAATTGATAACCCAGTCATCGTTGCCCAGGAACTGGATCTTAATTACCAGGCATCAGCAGAAGGCATCCTGATCCCCTCAGAATGGGTACAGGCTGCGGTTGATGCACATATCAGACTGGGCATTCAGCCCGGCGGCCAACGGCTTGGTGCAATGGATGTCGCCGACGAAGGGCGGGATAAAAACGCCTGTTCGCTCCGTTATGGCATCCTGCTGAATGACGTACAGGAGTGGTCAGGTAAGGGGAGTGACATCTATGACTCTGTGGTTAAGGTTTTTGGTCTGTGCGATGACTTTGGTGCCGATGAGTTTCGCTTTGATGAGGACGGATTGGGTGCTGGCGTTCGTGGTGATGCGCGCGCTATCAACGAACTGCGTGAAGCGGAGGGCATCTGTCAAATCACCGCCACTCCATTCCGGGGCAGCGGGAGCGTGTTTCATCCTGAAAATGAAGCTGTTCCCGGTGATAATGGTAAACCGGCTCGTCTGAATAAGGACTTTTTTGTCAATGCCAAAGCCCAGGGGTGGTGGCATCTTCGCAAATTATTCCGCAATACATTTCGTGCACTACAGGGTATGGAGTATGACCCGGATGAGATTATTTCCATCAGCAGCACAATGGAAAATAAAGACCGGTTGTTGATGGAGCTGTCACAACCTACCTGGTCAAAAAATGCCACCGGAAAAATTCTTGTGGATAAGCAACCTGACGGAACGAAATCTCCAAACCTGGCTGATTCTGTGATGATTGCTTATGCCCCGATGGAAATGCCCATCGTAATTTCTGATGACTTTATGGAGTGGATCTGATGTGGCCGTTTAAACGAAAAGAACCGTCAGCGCCGGCGGTACCGGACAAACAACCTGAACCACAGCCACCGGAAATTAACGATGAGGTGATCGCTTCCGTCCGGCAGAAACCACGGAGGGAGTTTGTTCGCTATGAGCCACCACCGGGCGTTATCCCGGCACCGGTTCGCGACGCTGTGCTGGCAATGGATGCAACACCGTATGACACCCTGAACAGTCATTATCCTGATTTTGTTTATGGTGGTTTCCCGGGCTATCCGTATCTGGCACTTCAGGCGCAGTTACCGGAGTACCGGCGTATGGTCAGTGTGCTTGCCGAGGAGATGACCCGTAAGTGGATAAAGGTTAAGGCGGTCGGAGAAGGGGACGACAGCCACGCGTCACGCATAGCGCAGCTTACTGACGCACTGGAGCACTATAACGTACAGGACGTTTTCAGACTGGCGATTGAGCACGACGGCTTTTTCGGGCGAGGGCAGATTTATATTGATGTGCGTTCGCCATCGGGTATATCTGCCTGGACTGACCCGGCGGAGCTGGGATCCGGACTGTTTATTTCCGACAAAAAAATCCCGAAAGGTTCCCTGCTGGGGCTTCGTGTTATTGAACCCGTCTGGACGTATCCGGGTATATATAACGCGGATAATCCGCTGAGTGATGATTTTTACCGTCCGTCCGAATGGTACGTAATGGGAAAAACGGTTCACGCCAGCCGCATGATTGATCTGATCTCCCGTCCGGTTCCGGACATGCTGAAGCCGGCCTACAACTTTGGCGGCCTGTCACTGGTTCAGATTGCTGAGCCTTATGTTGATAACTGGCTGCGAACACGCGACAGCGTGGGCGATATGCTGCATTCGTTTTCGCTGAGCGGGATTAAGACGGATATGACACAGGTATTAAGTGGTAAAAGGGACCCGAATTACGCAAAACGCGCGGAGTTGTTTAACCGTACCCGTGATAACCGCGGGCTGCTGATGCTGGACAAGACGAACGAAGAGTTTTTCCAGTTCAACACTCCCCTGAGCGGCCTCGACACCCTTCAGGCGCAGGCACAGGAACACATGTTCTTTGTCAGTGCCATACCGTCCGTAAAATTCGCCGGGCTGAGCCCAACGGGACTGAATGCGTCGAGTGAGGGTGAAATCCGGGTGTTTTACGACACCATTGCTGCACTTGCCACCCGTCTTCTGAAGAAACCGCTGAAAAAGGTGCTGGATATTATCCAGTTGTCTGAGTTCGGCGATATCGATCCTGATATCACGTTTGAATTTGAACCCCTGCATGAACTGACGCGTGAGCAACTGGCGAATATCCGTAAAACTGAGGCGGAAACGGATCAGATTTATGAGAGCACCGGAGCAGTGACCAATAACGAAGTACGCGAACGGCTGGCGACTGCGCAGGACAGCCCGTACAGCGGTATTGACCTGAGCGGGGACATCGAAATTGACGACACTGAAATTGACAACACCGAAGAAAATCCGCCGCAAGGCCCGAATGCAGACCCTGAGGCGGATTTCACCCAACGCGGGGATTGAGGCCTGGTACCGCAGACAACTGGATAATGCCGTCAGTGGGATGCACAACAGTGTACTTTACTGGCTGCGGGCTGAGTACCGTAAAACAGACCTCGCGCAGGATGCGTCCCCCGTTAACCTGATGCGTGGTGCCATGCAGCAACTTGCCCGGCGCTGGCAGAAAAATTTTGACGAAATGGCCCTGCGGCTGGCGAGGCGGTTTGCCGGTGATGTCCTGAAAAACAGCGATGCGTCACTGTACACTGCGCTCCGTGATGCCGGGTTTACGGTTCCTTTCCGTATGACAACGGAGATGAATACCGCACTTCAGGCCAGCATCACGGAGAATGTGAACCTCATTCGCTCCATCCCGCAGCAACATCTCACCCAGGTGGAAACACTGGTCATGCAGTCTGTTGGCCGGGGACGTGACCTGAAAACGCTGACCGATGAACTGGAAAAACGTTACGGCATCACACGACGGCGCGCGGCGCTGATTGCCCGCGACCAGAACAATAAGGCAACGTCGGTAATGCAGGCCGCCAGACAGCGTTCGGTGGGTATCACTGAAGGTGTCTGGAGGCATTCCCGCGCGGGTAAAACATGGCGTCCGTCGCATGTGAAGGCGAACGGTAAACGGTTTGACCTGCGAAAGGGGATGTTTCTGGATGGTAAGTGGGTACTGCCGGGCGAAGAAATCAACTGCCGGTGTGGCTGGGAGGCCGTTATTCCCGGACTGGAGAAAAAATGATTATTACCGAAATGCTGGCGTTTGACCGGGCATCGGTAAGGCAGTTCGATAAAGTCGGTCGCCTCCAGATTGAGCGCAGTAATCTCAGCAAGGCGAACGTCTGCGGTTATTTCGGGTATGAAATACCGGGGGCGGAAGCGCTGGGACTCGACCCCAAAAAACTTTATCAGCTTTACCGTGACCCCGATGAACTGCGCAAGGCAGTTTCAACCTTCAACAATATTCCCGTCCTGTGCCGACACAAACCCGATTATCCGGGCGCGCCCGCGCGCGAGTACCGGGTGGGGACGACTCATGCCAACAGCGAGTTTGACGGTACCTATCTGGTTAACGGCATGTCCATCTGGGACAACTCCGCCATCGCGGGGATAGAAACGGATGAACAACGGGAAATCTCATCGTCATATGCCTATGTGGCAGATATGACGCCGGGAACCACCCCCGACGGTGAGCCGTATGACGGCGTTATGCGGAATATCGTGGGAAATCATGTGGCCCTGGTCGGCGATGGCCGGGTAGGGTCGGACTGTCTTGTTATGGACTCTCTCCCTCAGGAGCTAAAACGCATGAAACTGAGTAAAAAAGAAGTGGCGGTGCTTACCCGCTGGGAACCTATCTTGCGCCGCGTCTGGCGCAGGATGCGGCTCCCGGGGATTTGTTACGCCTGATGGCGCAGTATAAGCGTCCGGCAGCTATCGCCAGCGCGGTAAAAACTGCTTACAGCGAACGGCTGGCACAGGATATGGATATTGAACCGGCGGAGCTGGCGCAACTGATGGAATCAGCAGAAGCCGTACCGGAGCTGGTCGGGGATGATGATACCGGGTTAACTGACGAGTCGAAGGCATTTGATACCGACAGCCCGATGGAAAGTGTACTGGCGTTGCTGTCCGGCAAAGTTCCTGATGATGTGCTGGAAAAAATTAAATCCGCACTGTCTCCGACAACCGACGAAGCCCCCGAAACAAAAGAGGCTGATGTGAAACCCGACGATGTGAAAGTCGATAAACCTGCGATGGATGCAGCAATCAGGCTGGCAACTGACCAGGCAACGAAACGGGCTGCTGAAAATTTCCGCGCCGTCCGTGTGGCTGAAGCTGAAGTGCGACCGCTGATTGGCGATGTGGTGGCGATGGACTGCGCCGAAGATGTTTACCGTACCGCGCTGGAACAGACGGGGATCGATATTCAGGGTATTCACCCCGGTGCGTACCGCAGCATGGTGAAGTTTGCCGTTGAGCAGAAGCAGACGGCCAAATCCTCTCCCCGTGTGGCGATGGATCAGGCCAGCGCATCGACGTTTGCGGCAGATTTCCCCGGTGCAAAACTGAAACGAGGTTACTGATATGAATACTTTTCAGACACACATGAACCAGTACCCGGCACCGGGTATTCCGGGGGCGTTTGCCAGTGCTAACCCTCATGCCTCGTATGTGGCGGGAGATGGCGGGCTGATTACCGGCCCTGACGGGCTGGTAATTGCCCGGTTTGCCTGGGTAACCAAAGGTGTTGCCGCTAATAAGGGGGCCGGCGCACCGGCGGGTTTTGTTCCTCGTGACGGGCAGGCTTCCATTGTGGAATGGCTGGCCGGGGACTCGAACACCATTTATCCGGGGCGTGAATGCACCCTGATGGTGTCGGGGGATTTCTGGGCGCTGACCACCACTACTGCGACGATCGGGCAGAAAGTATTTGCCTCACTGGCCACCGGGGAGATAGCCACGGGGGCGGCTGGCACCTCGATGGCGGGGTTTGTCGAAACCTGGTTTTCCGTTGCCAGCGCTGCGGCGGCAAAAGAAGTCATTAAGATCAGTACCTGGAGCAAATAATGAATAAATTTAAACAGCATTATGCGACGGCAAGTCGCGACTACGGGATTATTCTTCCCGGAGCACAGGCTTATTTGCCGAAGGAGTACGCTGCCGATTACGGACTGGCGATGGACGCGCAGCCTGCGCTGGTCACAGCGGCTAACAGCGGTATCCCTGCGTATTTCACCAATTACGTTGAGCCAGAACTGATCCACGTGCTGGTGACGCCGATGAAAGCCGCTCAGATTCTGGGCGAAACCAAAAAAGGTGACTGGACGACACTGTCGGCACAATTCCCGATTGCAGAATCTGACGGGGAGGTGAGTTCCTACGGGGATTACAGCAACAACGGGGTGGTAAGCGCAAACGTCAACTGGGTACCGCGCCAGAGCTATCACTTCCAGACCTTCACCGTATGGGGCGAACGTGAGCTGGAGATGTACGGCGCAGCCCGTATTGGCTGGGCGGCAGAGCTGAACGTGGCGTCAGCACTGACGCTGAATAAGTTCCAGAATAAGTCCTATTTCTACGGTATTGCCGGACTGACGAACTACGGTTTGCTGAATGATCCGTCGTTATCTGCACCAATCACCCCGGATACCGTTGACGGTAAACTGAAGTGGGACGACAAGGACGGACAGGGCGTGTATGACGATATCGTGAAACTCTTTAAGCAACTGGTGAAACAGACTAACGGTCATATTGAGCGTACCGACAAAATGAAACTGTGCATGTCGCCGCTGGCAGAGGTGAACCTCACCAAAACAAACCAGTACAGGGTTAACGTGTCCGATCTGCTGGCGAAAAATTTCCCGGCGATGACCATTGAAACGGCGGTGGAATACACCTCTGACGCTGGCGAGCTGGTACAGCTTATCGCGGAGCGTCTGGGTGAACAGGATACAGGCTATTGCGCTTTCACTGAAAAAATGCGCGCCCATGCGGTAGTGGCAGATACGTCTTCCTGGAAACAGAAAAAATCCGCTGGTACCTGGGGGGCGATTATTCGCCAGCCGCTGGCGTATGCACAAATGCTGGGGGTGTGAGTTATGGCTGAAATGGTAACAGTGGGCTGCAAACTGCCGAACGGTCTGGTGCTGGAAGTGGGTCAGAAACGGGTTCAGGTGGCAGGCTGGCGGAATAACGCGGTTAAAATTGTGGGGGGCTATGGTCTGACGCAGGTCGATAAGGTGTTTTTTGACGCCTGGCTGGCGGAGCACGGACAGCAACCTTATGTGAAAAATGGCGTTATTTTTGCGCAGGATAAGGCGAACAGTGCAGTCTCGCAGGCTACGGAGCAGAAAGCCGTTAAATCCGGCCTTGAACCGCTGCCGCAGAAAAATCCGGCTCCGGGCGTTAACCGCAATGATGAAGTGATGGGTAAACCTCAGGAGTAAACGCTATGGGTACGGTGACGTTTGACTGTCGGATGTTTGTCAGTCTGTACCCGGAGTTTTCCACGGTGACACCGGAGCTACTGACGGCGGTGTTTAACCAGGCGACCGCGTTGTACCTGGATAACACGGACGACAGTCCGGTTACCGACCTGAAGGAGCGGGAACAGCTTCTGTTCCTGCTGGTTGCGCATCTGTGCGCATTGCGGGGGCTGGGAAACGGGAGAGACGGGCAGGCTGGTCTGGTGGGGCGTATCACCAGTGCGTCGGAAGGTTCTGTATCGGTATCGGTGGATAATAGCGGCAGTAATGATGCGTCGTGGTGGTATCTCCAGACCCCCTGGGGTGCTGACTACTGGCAGGCGACAGCGCCATACCGCTCAATGCAGTATCATTCCGGGGGGTCACCTTCGCGATATCCGGGGCATTATTACCGGGGATACGGGAGGGGCGTCGATGGTAAATAAAGTCACAGGTGGCAAACAGTTCCGGCAGAAGCTGAAACAGGTTGCCGCGAACCTTTCATTGGGTAAAAAACTCAAAGTGGGTTTTCTTGAGGGAGCAACTTACCCTGACGGTACGTCAGTGGCTTATATTGCCGCAGTTCAGGAGTTTGGTGGAAGAGCGGTCATACCCGCCCGTGAGCAGACGCTCCACTTTCGCTATAACGAAAAAACGGGAGAAACCGGGCACCGCTTTGTCAAAGCCGGTAAAGGGAATTTTGTTCAGGATGTGGTTATTCCTGAGCACACGGTCACCATTCCCCCCCGTCCGTTCTTCCGTAAGATGATCGAACATAAAAGTCCCGAATGGGGCGAAAAAATGGCGACCTTATTACGGGCGAATGATTTTGATACTGCGACCGCTCTGGTGTGTATGGGAGAACATATCAAAGGGCAGTTGCAGATGTCTGTTCGCGACTGGGAAAGTCCGCCCAACGCTGCATCCACTGCCCGGCAAAAGGGTTTTAACAACCCGCTTATTGAAACCGGACATATGATGGACAGCGTTGATTATTCTGTAGACGGGGGCAAAAAATGAACTTTCACGGTATTGTTTCCGGCGCAGTACGTCGGGTAAATCCCTTTACAGACGCGCTGGTTTATCGTTCCCGCGGGAGTACACAGCAGGCAGATTATTCCCGCGTACCTGAGTATGAAGATCCGGTTTCCGTCAGGGTGCAAAAGCAGGCTGTCACCCAGGCTGATTTACGTCATCTTGATAATCTTAACCAGCAGGGAGTTTTCGCCACATTGTATACCGATGGTAACTGGTGCGGGCTTAACCGTGCCCGGCAACAGGGAGGCGATAAATTTGTTATTGGCGATGAAACGTGGCTGGTGATTGAGGTACCGGAAATCTGGCCTGACTGGACGAGGGTTATTGTATGCCTTCAGGTGTGACCCTCTCCGTTACGGAAAGCGCTCTTTATCAGGCCCTCGGTGATTATCTCCGGGGGCTTTTTTCTGATGCCGGGATTGAACGAACGCAGCAGAACCAGGTCCCGATGCCTCAGGGGAATTTCATCACCATGACGGGCATTGATGTTACCGGATTATCCACTGCGGTAGTGGCATATTCTGCGCCAGCGCAGGCTGGTGAGGGCTCTCAGCATATCACCCGTACCACAAAATGGCGTTGCCAGCTTGATTTCTACGGCCCTCACGCGGCAGATAACGCGCAGGTGCTGGCAACGCTTTTCCGGTCTGAATTTTCCGTACGGCTTTTCCGGCAGGGCGGTGGGCTGATTTCCCCGCTGTATTGCTCAGAGCCCTTTAACACCACATTCCCCAACGGTCAGCAACAGTATGAACCGCGCTGGACGCTTGATATTCAGATGCAGATTAACCCTGTGGTCACAACTTCCCTGATGTTTTTTGACAACGTGATCACCCGGACAACGGAGGCTGATAATGCCAATTCCACTCAGTAAAGATGTACAGATAAATCCCGGTGTGCTGGCTGTGGCGGGTAATGCCGTCGATCTTAACGGCCTGCTGTTGACCAGTAATCCGTTACTTCCGGTCGGCACTGTGGTTCCGTTTTCCTCTCCGGATGATGTGGCCGCGTATTTTGGTGCATTATCCGATGAGTACGCACGCGCTCAGCTTTATTTCCAGGGCTTCAAAAATGCCACCAGGACGCCGGGGCAATTGTTGTTTTCCCGTTTCAGTCCTGCCCCATCGGCGGCCTGGTTACGTAGCGGTTCGTTTAAGGGCGCGACTGTTGAACAGCTACAAAAACTTTCCGGCACGCTGATGCTGAGTATTAACGGGAAAAGCGTCAGCATTGAAGTGAATTTTAACGGTGTCGCCAGCTTCGCCGCTGCTGCAACGGCACTACAGACAGCGCTGACCGCAGCAGTGGCTACAGTGGTATTCGATACCACACAGAATGCTTTTGTCATTACTGTCGCCGGGGCGAAACCCGGGAGTACCACGATAACGTTCGGCAGTGGATCGGCAGCAGAACTCCTGAAGATGACCAGTAACACCGGTGCGGTGATATCCCGGGGCGCGCCTGTATCTGATGTCCCTGACACAATGGCAGCCATTAAGGCCGCTTCCCAGCAATGGGCGGGTTTTTCCACGGTATCTGAGGTCACTGACGAGCAACACCTGGCGTTTTCTGCATGGGCAAACGGGCAGGGCAAGCGTTACTTTTATGTGGCATGGACAACCAGCGGCAACGCCAGAGTAAAAGGCAGTACTGAACACATCGCTTACCAGATAATTGCTGTCAATAACTACAGCTCTGTTGTACCTGTTTTCGCGACTGATGGTAACCGGGCTGCAGCGGTACTGGGGTATGCAGCGTGCCTTGATTTTGTCCGACCAGAGGGGCGTGTATCATTCAAGTTCCGCGAGTATGAGGGGCTGGCCGCTGATGTTACCAGTGGCAGCGATTATGATGCGCTGATCGCCGCAGGTTACAATTTCTACGGAAAATATGCGGAAAACAGTGTGGTGGAAGATTACTGGGCGGATGGCACTATTACCGGTGATTTTAAATGGCTGGACAGTTTCTGCGGGCAAATCTGGCTGAATGCCAGTTTGCAGGGGGCGGTGATCGCGTTATTCAAGTCAAACCAGACGATCCCCTACAACAATGAAGGGCGGGCGCTGGTTGCAGCGTCAATGAGTGACGTTATCCAGCAGTACAAACGCTGGGGAGGGATCCGTGAAGGGGTGACACTGACGGAGGCGCAGAAGAAACAGATTAACAATGTTGTGGGGGCAGATGTTTCTTCAACGTTGTTTGCCACCGGCTATTACCTGTATATCGGCGATATGCTTCCCTCTTTGCGGGCAACCCGTAGCAGTCCGTCCTGTACGCTCTGGTACTGTGACGGCGGTAGTATCCAGAAACTTGTTATTGCATCCACGGAGGTCCAGTAAATGTCGGGTAACAACAACACCATCACTGCGGCGGATGCCATTATCACGCTGACAGTGAATAATCTGTATCCCTCCGGCGTACGACTTCAGGGATTTGCAACAGATAACGTTTATGGCACCGATCCACTGGTACTGGCGGAAACTGCCCGCGGTATTGACGGTAAACTGTCCGCGGGATTTGTGTACAGCAACATTATCCAGACGTTTCATATCATGCCGGATTCCCCCAGCCGGGATATTTTTGATACCTGGTCAACCACATCCCGGGCCAGTCGGGCTGTATTCCGTTGTAACGCTGTCGTCCTGCTTCCGGCGATTGGCCGTAAATATACCTGCGTGAATGGCGTACTCAAACAATGGAAAGCGCTGCCTGATGCAGCTCGTACGTTGCAGCCAGGGCAGGCGGTTATTGAGTGGGAAACCATTACTCCGGAGGTTTTTAACTGATGGCCCGTAAAGAGAAATTTATCACTATTGAAGGTCAGGGACGGGATAAGGGCAAGGTATTTCATCTTACCGAAATGTCTGCCTCACAGGCGGAATGGTGGGCGATGCGTGCCATTATGGCAATGGGGCGTGGTGGCGTGGAGTTACCGGATGATGTTCGTAGTCTGGGGATGGCTGCGCTTGCCCTTGAAGGGCTGAAAGCATTATCGAAAATTCCGCCTGATGAGGCGCGTCCGTTGATGGATGAAATGATGGACTGTGTGCAGTTTGTTCCCGATCCGAAAAAACGCAGCATCCGGAGACCGCTTGTTGAAGAGGATATTGAAGAAATCATTACCCGTCTTAATCTGCGTGCGGAGGTCTTTAAGCTGCATGTGGATTTTTTCGCTACCGTCGTCAGCTAGATATCCCCCCGCGTTATCTCGACCCCGACAGACCGTTCGGGGTGGTGGATTACGTTAATGTTCCCCGTACCATTGCGACCGTTATCTCCTCCGGTAAGGCTTCAAAAGCTGAACTGGATTCTGTCCTTGGTGTGCAGGACTTATGGGATCTGCTGGAAATAATTCATGTGGATGCCCATAACGAACAGGTGATACAGGAGAACAGAAATGGCGCAGGTACTTGATGAGCTTGTTCTGTCCCTCGGGATTGATGACAGGGACTTTACTGCCGGGGAACAGGCAGTACATGCTGCCCTTAACCGGCTCACGACGGTGATGGAAGGTGTCGCTGACACATTCAGTCAGGGACAGAAGAAAACCAGTGAATCACTGGAAAAAACCGGAAAAGATGCTGATAAAACGGCCCGTCGAATGGAAGATGCCGGGAAACGGGCGTCCCGTTTTTTTTCAGGGATCCGTAGCGAGATTCTGGCTCTTGCGGGTGTCAGTCTGACGCTGGGGGGGCTGAAGAACCTGGTAACAGGTTTTGCCCGTGATCTGAACCGTCTGTCCGTGGAATCTGATGCTTTTGGCATGAAGGCCAGAAATCTGGACGGATGGTTACGGGCTGCGCGGGCAAATAATGTTGATGAAGGGGAAATGTCTGGGGCATTTTCCCGGCTTGCAAATGCAAAAGCGGCCTTCAGAGCCGGAAGGTCCTTTGATCCTGTGTTACAGGATTTGTTTCAGGTTGCAGCCAGGGCGGGCATTAGTGTTGATTTAAATACTGACAGCACTGAAGCCATCATGCGCAAGCTGGCGGTTATTTTTCCGCGACTGACAAAGTCCGAACAAACTGCCTACGGCAACGCGCTGGGCTTCAGTTATGCCGGACAGCAGTTTCTTGGCTCCGGTCATGCGCTGAAAGATGTGGACGAATTTACTTCCCGTTCGCAGGTTACGCCGGGGCGTACAGCGCTGGCCCGTAAGCTACGAAAAGAGCTTGTTGAGCTCGATCAGACCTGGTCCGGCATCGGGATGACGATTAGCACCGCGTTGATGCCGTACGCGCTGAAGCTCAGCCACTGGCTGGAGACACTCGGTGACTGGATGCAGCAACATCCGGAGGAAGTGAACAGGTTTATCACCACATTTCTGAATGACGTTGAGTCAGTGGCCTCCCTGGCGAATAAGGCTGCCGGAGAACTGGGGGGCTGGCAGAATGTCATTATTACGCTGATCGGGCTGAAAGTGGCGTCATGGGTGCGGGGGCTGACAAAAGCCCTCAGTGGCCCCGGAGGCCTTCTTTTTGCGATAACGGCGCTTTACCCGGTTGTTGACGGATTACTGACATCCATTGTTGGCAGGGAAAATAAGGACTGGCTGGATTCACATGGTTTTTTCTGGGCTTCAGACGGGACTTTCTTTTTCAATAAGAAAGAGATGGAGACGTATCAGACAAAACTGGATGCCGGAGAAAAGCCTGGCAACATCACCCGGGCACAATCACCCACAGTATGGCAGCAGGGCATGCTGGATACTCAGGCTTCTCAGGCAACCGGGAGGGAAGCAGCCTTCGGTGAATCCTGGCTACAGGGTATGCGTGCGACGCAGGAAAAACTCGGTAATGCCATGCAAAACCGCCAGCGACCGACGAAGACCGGGGAAGCCCTGTTAGGCTGGCTGCAACCGAAACTGTCTCAACTGGAGGAAAAATATAACCTGCCGCCCGGACTGCTGCGCAGCGTTGCGATCACCGAATCCCGTGGTAATCAGTTTGCCGTCTCACCTGCTGGTGCGATGGGACTGTTTCAGTTCATGCCGAAGACGGCCAGTGAATTTGGTCTGAGGGGGAACGATGCCTTTGATCCCGAAAAAGCCGCTGATGCCGCCGCGAGAAAACTTGGTGGCCTGATACGTTTTTTTCATGGCGATCTGGCTAAGGCTCTGGCGGCATATAACTGGGGAGAGGGAAATGTTCAGCGTAAGGGACTGGCTGCTGCTCCGGAGGAGACCCGCAACTATATTCCGCGGGTGCTGGCGAACCTGCCTTATCCGGGTGCGGCAATGGCCATACGGTCGCGCCATCCTGCGCCTGTATCGCAGTCCACCGTAACGGAAACCACGCATATCGGGACACTGAATGTCACCACAACGTCGGACAATGTGAAGGGTATTACCGATGACGCACGTCGGCGTATCACGAATTCGGCGCTTGTGTCGGTTTATTCCAGCGGGGTAACAGGATGAGTTTTTCTTTCGATAATATTTCCCTGAATAACTTTTCGCTCAGTGAAAGTAACGTACTGAGTGCAGTTCGTGGCGGCGGTGTCCTGGGACTCATTAACAGTGTACTGGCACCGTCATTCGGTATTTATTACGCACGGAATGATCCGGCAGGTGCCCATCAGAAGGGTGGCAAACCTTTCTCCCCGGATTCTTTTGTTGTCGTTGAGGTGGGCGCGGAGGCTTCTGTTTCCACCGTCCCCGTGGAGCAGGGGGCTTATACCACCTTTAATAAAATCCAGAGATCGCCGGAACTGCATGTGACTTTCACTGTAGAGGGGTGGACGGCCTTTTCCGGATCCGTCCCGAACCTGACAAATTTTTCCACCACCTCGCGGACGAATGTGCTGGAAACGCTTGAAAGGATGCGTACCACGGCAGGACTCTACGATATTGAGACGCCGGACAAGACATGGACATCCTGCGACCTTGTGAAATATGACTACCGAATGCGAAGTAATAATGGTCCGACCTTACTGACGGTTACTGCGGTATTTCAGACCGTAATGAATACAGGAGAGGTGTCAGTGGGAAGTACGGATAAGTCGTCTCCCACGGACAACGATAAAGCAAAAGGGGCCGCATCGGTTAAAACGCAGCCAGTTACGGCGTCGGTGACACAACCGTCAGACGCTGACAGACGAAGCGCCACGAACAGGGGGATCACCTGATGCTGGAAATTGTTTTATCTCCCGTTAAAGCCCAGCAGTTTACGGTGACACTGGGCGCTCAGGTCTGCACCATTCGCCTGAATCAGCGTACTACGGGGATGTATATCGATATCATTGTTAATGGTGAACCGTGCCTGTATGGCGTGCTGTGTCTGAATAATAACCGGATTGTCCGGTACGGATACCTGCCGTTTCAGGGGGACCTGTTTTTTACCGACACGGAGGGGAATAGTGACCCTGACTGGCGGGGGCTCGGATCCCGGTACCGGCTCTACTGGCTGTTACCTGAGGAACTGATATGAGCTACAGACAACGTAAAATAACGGTGGAGTTCACTCTTTCAGACGGACGAACGTTTGGTAATGGCCAGGGCAATATGCTGACCATTACCGACGCAAGCTGTTTTGCCAGTATTGCCGTATATGGAGGGGTGGCTGGTACACAAATCACGCTGTATATCTGGGGAATGTCACCGGCGCATATGACGAATTTAAGCTGGCGCGGTGTGTGGCGACAGGAGCAGAGTACCGCAAATAAAATGCGGCTGTGGGCCGACGGGCGGCTTATTTTTGAAGGTGATATTACTGATGCATACGCCGACTACAACCAGGCACCGGATATTCCGCTCATTCTGACAGGACAGATTCATTTTAATCTGCGTAATCAGCCGGCGGCAGATTTCAGCGCAAAGGGCGATGTTGCGGTTGCAGATATTATCCGTGCGCTGGCGTCAACTGTCGGGCTTGGATTTGAAAACCAGGGGGTCAGCCGCAGTCTGTCTGACCCGCATTTTTCCGGTAATGTTGTACAACAAATGCTGGATGTCGCTTCAGCCGCCGATATTAACATTGATCTGGGGAATGTGGAGAAAGTCACCATCTGGCCGAAAGGGCAGAACCGGAATATTCCGCCGGTACTGATTTCGCCGGATCACGGACTGACTGGCTATCCGGTTTACACCATGACCGGACTCAGCGCCACCACGATATTCTGCCCCGATCTCTTTACTGGCAGGCCAGCGCATCTGGAATCGTCACTGCCTGATATGACGGGCGATTATACGATCACAGGGGTGATACACACCATTACTTCGCGAACCGTGGGCGGTCCGTGGAGTTCCAACTGTACCATGATGAGGGCTGAAGAAAATGGCACAACCACTCAGTAACCCGACAGACGTGAACAGCGAAATCAATGCACAGGACTTTATGCTGCGGCAGTTTCTCGGACGTCATGCGTTTATCACTCTGGGACGGGTGGTAGCCGTGGAAGAGGGATTTATTGAGGCCCGACCGATGGTAATGGGCGTTGCAGCAGACGGTTCCCCGGTTGAACATGAGGTGATTTATAACATTCCCGTATGGCGACTACAGGGGGGCGGTAATGCGGTGATTATGCCGCCACATGTGGGGGATATCGGTTTTCTTGCCATCTGCGATCGGGATATCAGTGCGGTAAAAGCCACGCGTCAGGCTGCGATGCCGGGATCAAAGCGTACCCATAATTATGCTGATGCCATCTGGCTGGGTGGCGTGCTCAACGGTGATCCCGTCCAGTTTGTGGTATTTGATGACAACCAGATACGGATTGTATCTCCCTGGAAAGTGGAGATATCCGCGCCTGAGGGTGTGATTAATGCGCCGAAAAGCTTCACCGTTAATTCACCACAAATTGCGCTGAACGGCGATACCGCCGTCAGTAAGGGGCTTGACGTTACCGGGCAGTCCAGGCTTTCCGGCGGTTCGAACATCGGGGGTATTGATTTTGGAAACCACGTTCACGGCGGCGTTGAGTCCGGCGGCTCAACCACGCAGGGACCCCGGTAAACAGGAGAAAACATGCAGTCACGATCACTTCTTCTTGACACCGGGACATGGGATATCCTGCTTGATGATACCGGAAATCTTGCCATTACTGATAATCCCCATGCGGTAGCTCAGGATGTGGCGTGTGCGTGCAGTACTTTTCTGGGGGAGTGCTGGTACGACTCAACGGCTGGCATACCTTACTGGCCACGCATCCTCGGACACTGGCCCGGCACACAACTGGTGAATGCCACTCTGCAACAGGAAGCACTTAAACTGCCGACCGTGAGCGCCGCTGTCTGCCAGGTCACAGCTGATCAAACCCGGACAGTAACAGGTGTGCTGCGTATTACAGATACCAATAATGACATTTTTACGGTATTGCTATGAGTGAAAATAAATCTTTTTCTACCGCAGTGCCCGCTGTACAGATTTCGGATCGCGGGCTGAATGTGCCGGATGAAGCGGATATTCTGAGCGGCAGGCTTGCTGATTTTTCGGCGGCGCTGGGCGGGGCCATGAGTACCAGTCTGAGCAGTCCGCAGGGACAACTTGCATCCAGCGAAAGCGCCATTATTGCGGATAAAAACGACCAGTTGCTGTATATCGTTAACCAGATCAACCCTGACTTTTCCAGTGGTCGCTTTCAGGATGCAATAGGCAGGATTTATTTCCTGGAGCGCCGTGGGGCCACAGGTACGACAGTAACAGCGACCTGTACCGGGCTGGTTGGCACGCTGATCCCGGCGGGCAGTATGGCGCAGGATGAGGCCGGTTATAAGTATGTCAGTCAGTCAGACGTCACTATCGGCGCATCAGGGCAGGTTGATGCGGTATTTCTGAATTTGTCCACCGGCCCCGTCGGCTGTCCTGTGGGGACGCTGAATAAAATTTATAAGGCAATACCTGGCTGGTCAGGTGTCACTAACGCCAGTGCCGGTGTGCCGGGCAGCGATGAGGAAACCCGTGCGGACTTTGAAAACCGCCGACGTAATTCAGTTGCCCGTAATGCCCGGAATATTCTGGAAGCCATCCGGGGTGAAATACTCTCCACGGTGGAAAACGTGGTGGATGTTTACGTCACCCATAATCCGAAAAAAACAGAACAAAAAGCCGGAGTCAGTCAGTATCCATTAACACCCGGTTCGCTTTATGTTGGCGTGTACGGCGGCAGCCCGGCAGATATCGCGGCGGCCATCTGGCGTAAGGCTCCGCCGGGTATTGATATGAATGGCAACACAACGTTCACTGTTGCAGATAAGGAGTACGATCCGCCGTATCCTGAATACGTGATCAGCTGGCAGACACTCAAACCCGTCAGTCTGCATGTCAGTGTGACGCTGAAAAAAAGTGACTACCTGCCTTCAGATATTACCCGACAGGTACAGCAATCCGTGCTGGACGCATTTAATGGTACAGATGGTGGTCTGCGGGCAAGGGTTGCCTCTGTTGTCTCTGCCGGGCGCTACTATGCCGGCATTTACAAAACCGATCCGGAACATATTGATATTCTGGGCCTTACTGTGAGCCGTGACGGTTCGTCATGGACAACGGCTGTCACTTTCGGGATAGATGAGATTCCGGTTCTGGATGTGTCGGATATCAGTGTGAAACTCCAGGAGGCATAACGTGCAGAATGTGGCTGCCACTGTGCTTGCGCAGTATGCTGCCAGCCCCCGACTCAATGCCCTCATTAACAGCTTTAACGCAGCGCTTTCCCCCGACAGTTTTATCAGTGATTTTTATGGTCTTATCTGGAACATCGATACCGCAGAAAAGTATGGTCTTGATGTCTGGGGAAAGATTGTGGGTGTCAGTCGCCGGCTGACGGTAAAGGACGATTTTAATTACCTGGGCTTCAGCGAGTCCAGGATGGACACCCCGGTAATGGATGATCCCTGTCCGTTTAATCAGGCACCGTTTTACAACGGAAAATCGGATACCCGGACTGTTGACCTGTCTGATGCTGTATACCGGCGGCTGATACTGATGAAAGCCATGTCGAACATTACTGACTGTTCCGTTCCGGATATTAACCGGATGCTGAGATTTATGTTCGGAAAAAAACGCCGGGCTTATGTTCTGAATAATGGTGGATTGAGGATGAGTTACATCTTTGAGTCCGCGCTCTCGTTGGCAGAACTGGCGATTATCCAGTCGTCGGGTGCACTGCCATCCCCGCCGGGTGTTTATGTTTCAGTAGTTTTAAAGGAGTCCCGTAATGAAGGCCAGTGATAAACCCCGCCAGCTGGCGGTCCCCTTTGCGAGTACCGGAGATAAAAACCGTATCCCGGACAAGGCGACACAGCAGACCAGAGAGAGCGGTAATGCTGCGTATGATTCAGGTTTTCCTCCGGTGACCATGACAGCGGTCTCAGCGGGAGGTATACCGCCACACGGCAAGGATTTTAACGGTCTGATGTACGATATTACCGCAGCAATACGGTTCGCCCAGGCTGGCGGTTTGTACACGTATAATGCCGGTTTTGCGGGGGCCATTGGTGGATATGCAAAAGGAGCCATTCTCGCCGGAGTCGCAACAACAGCGGTCTGGCTGAATACCACAGACGATAACCTGACCGATCCTGAAGGCTCCGACAGTGCGGGCTGGGTAAATCTTCTTGAGGATCCGAAAAGGATATTCCTGCGGCAGAAGAACAATCTGTCAGACCTTCAGAATAAAGGGACGGCACGGGATAATCTTCAGGTTTACAGTAAAGAGCAGTCAGATCAACGCTATGTTCATCGGGAAGGCGATACCTTGTCCGGTGGACTTACTTTTGAAAACGACTCAACCCTTGCCTGGATTCGAAATACTGACTGGGCAA